GTCGGCTTGTCAGCGATCGCGCTTGAGGTGTCGGCGCAGGCTGTCCAGTCTTCTTCGCTGATGACTTGCCAAGGTGCCGAAGCTGCTCGATCTTGCCGTTGATTGAGATACGCGCGCCGGAACTCAGGTTCGCGCATCGATTCAAAGTCAGAGCGGATCGCTTCGACTGGCACGGTGATGCCGAGTGCCGGCATGCAGGCACGCCAGGTGTCGGGGTCGCCAACCTCAGCGTCTTCGGGTGCTGACCACTCAAAGAAAGCGACCGAAGAGTTCTGCCCGGCAGAGGCACGCATGCGGCCGTCGTCGATCTTCTCGTTCAGGTAGAGCGAGTCTTCGGTGCCGGCGGTGGAAACGATCCACAGTTGAGGCTGCGGGCGCGTGACCATTGCCGGTTTCATTGCTTGCTCAAGGCGGTCGTCGACGTAGCTGAACGCTTCGTCGAGTACGCCGAGGTCAGCCTGTGCGCCGTGGCCGGCGCTTTCGGTGGTGGCCAGCAGTGACCAGATCGAGCCGTTGTCCCAGCGGATTGCTTCGCTGCCGTTGGTGCGTCGCACCTGGATGAGCTTGCCGAGCGCTGACCGCTCGAGCACGGGGACGTGTTCGTCTTCCCACTTGAGGCGAGCGTCTTTGCCAGTTTGAGCGGTGTAGAAGATTCGCTGCCGGTTGCCCATCGCGATGCAGCGGTGAGTCATCGCCGCCAGCATCAGCGTGGTCTTGCCCGACTGGCGAGGAACAGTGAGCCGCACTTCGCGATAGGCGAGCCGGCCAGTCTCTTCGTCGAGTTCGTAAGCGATGTCAGCAACGTGTCGCTGCCAGGGCATCAGAGGTGTGCCGAGAAGCTCAGCGATCTGCGCGACTTTCCCACCGAGCGTTGGGCGGTCGGTTCGTGGTGTCGACCATCGGGGCGGACAGTTCAGCGAGGAACTTTGAGAGATCGTCATCGGTGTCGCCATTGCCGCGACCTTCCAGTTCTGACAGCGTTGCCCGTAGTTCACGCGAGATGGCCGCTGTCGCCATGCCCGCATCGCCGTCGAGCGCTTTCGCAAGAGTCACCGCAAGGCGACCTCGAGCATCATCGGCGACAGAGATTTCCAGCTGGCGCAACGTGGATCGCACAGCTTTCTCATTTGGACCTTGTGCGGCCATAACGGCTCCGATCCCTTACGCACCTTGGGTCCCCCGCAGTCTTGTGGGGGGGAAGGGCGGGTTGCCCACGGTTGACGGCTGTGATTCCACAGAAAAACGACCCGGTACGGGGGGGGTCACCAGGCTCGAGATGTGGGCAGCGGCCGAGCGCCGGTTGGCATTCGTGCGCCGCGAGATGAGTTGCATGATCGATGTGCTGCTGCGACGTTGTCGGGGGACTCCCCCAGGTGGGGTGCTACCGACAGCGGGATGATGTGGTCGACAGTGTCTGCGCCAGGCTGACCGCACAGCCAGCAGATGTCGGACTGCTCAAGCACGCGCAGTCGCAGTCGCTTCCATGCTCGAGTCGATCTTCCGATGTAGCGATCAGTCATGTCGACTCGCAGTGTGTACGACAAAGGCGTCGCCGCTTGTGCGGTCGACGCCTAGTTGACGCACATCGTACACGCCCTACCGGGTGCAGTGCAAACCACACCGCTTGTGCATTGCGATCTCTGTTGTAACCATGTAACCAATCACGCAACCTCGTCGTCTGTTTGTGTGAGCAGCGCGCGCCGTCGCTCGAGCATCCAGTCGCCACGCTCAAGCGTGGAGCGCCGGCTGTCTTGGTAGCAGGCAAGACACAGACCAGCGCGCAGTCGATCGTTGTGCGTGCCTGAGCAGTAGGTCGAGCAGGCGACACAGTCGCCGCCGCTGGCGGTGCGTCGTGGCTTGACGCCGCCTTCGTGGTGATTGTCAGACGGTGCGCCCCATCGGGTGACGATGTCATGCAGCACTGTTGCTTGGTTCAGCATCTGGCGTGTGGTCTTGATCAGCAGCTGCAGTTCGTGGGCTGCTGGGTCGGGCTGGTCGAGGTAGCGATCGAGTCCTGGTGGATTGCCGGCAGCGTCGAGTCGTGGCGCTCCCCCGCCGCCTGTCGCTGTTGGGTAGCCAGGCTGCGCGTCTCGCAGGTTGGCGAGGCAGTCGCCGAGGTGGATCTGCATCGCTGAGAGTCTGGCGATGATCTCGAGGTGCTGGCGCTTGAGTTCTGGTGATGAGGTTCGGGTCATTGGTGGGCTCCTAGATCAGATCGGGCAGGTCGGGATTGGGGTCGTCGTCGTCTGGGATCGGCATGAAGTTGTCGGTGCCGGTCGCAGCAAGTTGCGCGGGTTGCGCGGGTTGCGCGTGGGGTTTTGTGTTTTTTGGGGCTTGGAGGTTGTGGGGTGAAGGGGGGTGGATCTGAACTTCGTTTTCATGCACAACCCGCGCAATGCGCGCAACTTGCCCTGTTTCGGGTAGTTGCGCGGGTTGCGCGGAGGAATCGAGCCACTGTTGGGCATCCTCACGGAGCCTGAATCGTTGTGATGGTGTGCCTCTTCCCATCACCTCTACAGGGCCGTCTTGCAGTGGCGTGACCCATCCACGGTCGACCAGTGTCTGCAGAGGTGAGACTGCGTCTTCAGCGGTTGGGAAGGTGCCACGCTTTGAGGTGACGTCTCTGAGGCTGAACTCGGGTTTGTTGTTGTCGATTGACCAGCGCACCAGGGTGCGGGCGCGCGCCGTGACTTGATCGTCTGACCACATCTTTTCGACCACGTCGGCGTGGGCCATCCAATAGTCGGCGAGGACGATGGCACGCTCGACCACGTCCACGTCGATCAGGTCACCTCGAGTGCGGTCGGCTGTGTGGAAGATGCCACAGCAGCGCAGCACAGTGGCCCGCAGTTTGGCTGCCCACTCAGCGCGCGCTGCGAGGGTTCCACCAGGGCGCTGCTGATCTTCTCTGATCTGGTCCCATTCGAGGAACCGTTCGCCGGCAGCGGTGGTCGTGCGCAGCATTGTGATCTGATCCGTACCAAGTGCAGCCAGTCCGATCTCAGTCATCGTGTCCTGGTAGGTGGCATTGATGATCGAGTCGATGTCCTCGAGCACTCGGCGACGATCTCTGAAGCCGACAAGCGACGGTGGTACCGAGAACATGAAGCGCACCGGCACGCCCTTGGTGACGAGCTCGCGGTTGGCACCGAGCGCTTCGACGACCCCTGGCTGAGTCGTGACACATACAGTGAGCAGCGCTTCGTCAATGACGACCGCTTCACCCTTGGTGCGCTTGCGGCGTACCGAGTCAGCCGACCAGCCCTGCAGATAGACGGCGAGGTTCGTGGCCTTGCCTTTGTCGACGTACTGGCCCGCCATCATGTCGAAGACTCCGCCTTCAGATGAGAGCAGCGCCATGCGTCCGCCATTGGCAGCGAGCTCTTCGACTAGGGCTTCAGGCGTGATGTCTTCAGAGACCAGGTAGCCAGCCGAAGGTCGCACTTGAGCGTCGAGCGTGTCGAGTAGATCCTTGATCGCATCCTCAGCGGTGCGCTGCTCTGCAGTGCTTCCTTTGACAGCGATGGTCTCGTTGTTTTTTATTCTCTGCTCATTGAGTCGACGGGCCATCTCGTACTCGTTGAGTTTCTTCTTTGCGGTTGCTCGAGACTCTTTCTCAACGGCTAGCGCCGGCTTGGTCATTACCTTGAACACTGGCGACTTGCCTGAGCCCGGCAGTAGCGCCGAGACCAGGTAGAGGTTGACGTGCTCGACCCATGCCGAGCCGGCGAGGTTCACCTTCACATGGCCAGCAAGAACAGTCGACAACGTGCCGAGCGCAAGCATTGCTGGAAGATCTTCGGGGACTTGGAAGGCGTAGGCGATCTCGCGGCATTGGTTGGCAATCCAGTCGGGCAGCACCTCAAGAGGAAACGCTGGGCCGTGTCGATGGCTGATGCCAAGCGGCAGTGGTGGCTCGTCGGTCGATCTAACGGGCGGCGTTATGTGTGGCTTCGCTTCGATGCCGCCAAGCGGGTCTGTGAGGTCTGAGCCGTACCCCAGCGCGCGCAGTGCCCTGGTCGCTGCATTGAAGTCGCCACGGTGCTCTATGTGTGTGTAGAGCCCTAGAGCGTCATAGGGGCGGCGCACATCCATGCCGTGTTGACGGGCGAAGGTTTCCGACCAGAGTGTCGTGTGACCGTCTGAGTAGACAGTCGCTCCGGTGGTCTCATTCTTCGCCGGCCGATGTGGTGCTCGATAGTGGCGTGAGCCTTCTGAGTCATTGTGATCGAAGTGAAAGCCGGCATGCTCGAGGATGGTGGCCGGATCGGTGACAGCGTTGTAGGCGTCTCCTGGTCGCTCGGCTCCGATGTAGGGCACGCTGCGCAGTTTCACTGTCTGAGGATCGGCTTCGGGTGCTTCGATCATCTCGGCGTTCAGATCGTCGACGCCGTAGGTGCGTGTCCAGTCGGCTTCGATGATTGTGACTGGCACTGCGTCGGCTTTGCGATTGAAGGTTCCCGGTAGGCGCATCACGCGCGCAGCATCGAAGACGTTGTCGACGTGCCAGCCGTGTCGTCGTCCGAGCTCTGCCCATGTCGCTCCCCAATCGGCGAGGAGTTTGAGCGTGTCGTCGTCGATCTGTGCGGGTTCGTCGAGCATCCACCACGCCTGCAAGCCGTGGCCTGAGTTGATGATCGCTGTCGGCGGCAGTGGGAATGAGTCGCACAGCTGCATTGCTTCGTCGATGTTGGTGGGTAGGTCGTCGGCTGCGTGCACTGGTGAGGCGATGTCGATGTCGACCCACATGGCCGGCAGGGTCAGACAGTCAGACGCTCCCCCACGCTTGCCGTTCGGCAGTTTCCGCTCTCGAGGTGCGACGCCGAACCACACGCAACCATGCTCGGCGAGTGTGGTTGCTTCGCCTGCTGCCCACTCATGGTCGACGATGCGATGCCAGGCGGTGATCTTCTCGCCGGTGGATCGGTTAACTGAGAAGAGGGTGAGCCAGCCTTGGTCTGTGTGTGAGTAGAGGTGGCTAAGCCAGTCGGAGATGTTGAGGGCTGTCATGCTGCAGCGCCACTTTCACCAAACTCAAAGCGAGCAGATCGAGCAGCTTCGTAGGCCGCAACAATGATGGGGTGATCGTAGGTGCGCGACTTGTTGACGCTTGTGCACTTTTCATCACACACACGTTCGCCGCGACCGTCAAACTCAATTCCTATCTCGTGACAGATGGGGCAAAGGCACCACAAGTAGTGGGTGTCACCCCCATTGCCGGGCGCCAGCATCAGCATCCAGTCGTGCTCGTTGCCCATCAGTTGATTTGCGTTGCGTGGAATGTCGCCGCCAGCGATGAAAACGCATTTGTCTGTCATTTGTGCAAGTTCCGATGCCTTTGTTGCACAAATGTCACCCCATCCAGCAGGTTCTCCTTTGACCTCAAACCAAGCGTCAATACTTGGCAGGTAGAAGTCGGGTAGATAGCGGCCTGATGGAAGTTCAAAGCCTTGTGGCTCGTATTGCCAATCAAGGTTGAGTGCGTCGAAGAAGACAGCCCATCGAGCCTCAAGGCGTGATCGGAATCGACAACCTGCATAGCGAGTCTCAATGGGCTTGATCGTGACGGGTGCGTTCACTTCGCCGATCTCTACTTTCGGTGCGAAATACAGGTGGGTATTGTCGGTGGCGCATCGCACTTCGGCGTGCGGGCCATTTCTGATGATGACGGCGTTGGTTCCACCACAGCGGTGGCATGGCGTTCGGCTGACATGGGGCTCTAGTTCGCTCACGCCACGTCCCGGTTCAGATCGTCGAGTTGCTTGATGACCTTCTTGAACGCTTTGCGCACCTTCAACTGGTCGCGCTGCATGTCGATGAGTATCTCCCAGTCGTCTTTGCTGGTCATGCGGTCGACCATGACCTCGAGCGCGCGGTTGCGTTGCTCAAGTTCTTCGATGCGTGCCAGCAGCTCGTCGATGCGGTCGGCTGATGTGTCGGCGGTGACATTGGCCAGCGTGGTC